CTCCTTTACTAGTAAAACCAATAGTGTTTCGCTGTGCATCAAAGACAAACCTTGCATCTGGGTAGTTACCCAAACCCGCTTTAAAGTAAAACATCTCCTCTAACTGATGAGCTGCTTTACCCTGATGAGCGTCATAACGTGTAAAATCAACTTCGATTAACGTCACGTCATCATCCTTAAATTGTTTCCTCCACTCTCCTAATGTCTCGGAATCGGCACCGCAAGTATAAAAGATAGGACTATTAATGTTCCAGATCTTTGCCATGCCTTTGCTGAATTTGGACATGAAAGGGCCTAGACTCACATTTGCTTTGTGAGAAACACCTTGAATTAAGCGCGGGTCAAATTCCTCAAAATTTTCACCACCCTTCATAGTAGTTTCTCGCTTCACAAATGCAGTTCTAAAGCAGTCTTTCGGTTCCAGCATCTCCAACCGGAGTTGCTCACGCGCTATTGCGTGCTGCTTTCGCCTGGTCGGTGGAAAACTCTTATTCCACTCGTCAAAGCTGTCATTGTCTAAAACGATCTCTTCAATATCATTGAGAAATCGACGACAATGGCACTTGACCTGAAACCAGGCTTCAGGAGATGGCGCAGGGACTTTCATGATACCTCTGTTACGTACAGCTATCAACTCATTGTTGAGTGTCGCTGCTGGCACAATAGGTATATATTGTGAAAATATAGGAGCCACGACGTAAAAATCATTTTTCACTGTCTCAACCTGCACTTCAGGCGAAACACACATAGCACCTTCCCTTATGTCAGCGAGCTCCCGGTCACAGTTGTGGCCTGGGAGACCCTCTGGCCAAGATTCGACAGCGGACCCTTCATCTCTCACGCTACACTTTGTATTATTATAAACATTGACTAGGTTGTGACATTTCTCCAATGCATTATTGAAGAACTGAACAACACTACCTGAGCCGTTGTTAGTTTTAAAGAAATAATAGCATGCAGAGCCACAAGTGGCTAGGCTTGCTATCTTCCCCGGTGTAACAAGTGGTGCAAGAGAGGGTCGTCGACAAGTTAGAGTTAACAGAAAGCAAGTTCCCACAAAAGCAGTGAGCCCATACAAATATCTGTTAGATGGCAATTCGTAATACCCATCTAAGCGCATAACTTGTCTGAGTTTACCAATTTTGCCTTGATTGTTCCACGAACAAAGCTTATTAAAGGCAACTATTTCCTTCTCCATAGAGTGAATAAAAGCCAATGAAGCTCCGTAAGTTTTGCAATCAACTAACATGTCTGGTGGTATCGTCATCTTCAACTTGTCATAGGAACATGCCGACTGCATATAGCGGATGCACGTCAACAGAGATTTAGAATCTCTGTCAATGCCCACCATCTTAGCAGCCACTGAGGCTATAACTCCTTTTGGGAGTAATATTTTCCTATGTCCAACTTTCTGAATGACGACAAAACCAAATAAAGAAATGACCTTAGCTTGATAAAGGTCACAAAATTGGAGACTGGCTTTAAAATTGTCAGAATCTCCATCCTTTATGACACCATTAATCTCACCTCGATGGTCAAATCTTTTTAAACTGTCGATCAATGGCAATGTTTTATCAACACGGCTGTTAATAGTTCTTGGCGCCTTAACAAATTTAAGTATCCAAGAATCACCGATTTGATAACCATTCCACGCCATAGCTTTTCCAGCAGACTGATAAGACATCGAATTTAGCCACAGCATTGGGTCATGTTTGTAAGATGAAAAGTTGCCATTAACAAACATTTCAACTTGCAAGCAATCCCCATCGTAGGACATTTGGTACTTTGACTCATATTCAACTCCATTGTAGTGCATTACACCAACAATGTTGTCAAATTTATGAACAACAGCAATCAACATGCCCTTCTTACTACGATGAACTAAATTCAATATCTCATCAGCTCCGAGATAGTAGAGTGAATGAACTGATAAGTACACATCAGGTGTGACACTACAATTTTGTGCCGTGTTGTTGCAATAATTCGCTCCTTTTGCGTAATTACTGGCATGACGCCTTAC